ATAGTAGGGCTATCGCCCGCTGTAGTGTTTACTGTAACGCCAGTAGCAAAGCCAACGTGCTTTACAAATTTGTCAGTAACAATACCTGTTGATGCAATAGTTGCAATGTCTGTATAATCTCCAGTAGTAGCGTCTTTTGATACTACTTGAAAACCGCCTTCTGAGCGTACTGGCCCAGTAAAAGTTGTATTAGCCATGTCATTTCTCCTGTCGTGGCAAATGTCAGTCACCCAATGTGACTGTCAGGGAATAAACGTGTTATACACTATTATAAAACAAAAAGAAAGGGGCTACCGAAATAGCCCCCCTCAAAAATAAATTCCTTAAAGTTTACGCTCCCGGAGAACCAAAGATACCTAATGGATCAGATACACCGAACGAATAACGCTCACGAGCTTTGTAGCGGCTGTTGCCAGTATCAAAGTCAGCGTCCATCGAAGTAGCCATTGGGCTACGTGTGAAGTGCTTCAAACCGTTTGGAACGTCTGTCATCAAGAACCATGCGTCAGTGTCTGTTAAGTAATGGTTTACAGTGTAACCACCCGGAACAGAACCGTTATTACGTATAGCATTGATGTCATTGTCTGCAGTGCCCACACGACCTTCTGTTTCCAATAAACGAGTTGCAACGAATTGCAAGTTTGGTGGAATCACAAGTTTCTTAGGTTTTGCTGCGATCAATAGACCACGCTCATCTGTCCAACCTGCGATTTGAATGATAGATGCCTCAAGGGAAGTTTCATTCAAGTCTGCAGCTACTGTTGGTTCATTTGAGTTAGAGCCACCGTCAACTAGCGGGTGGTCAGTAGCACATAACGACTTACCGTCACCATATGTAGTACCAGCAGCGAAAGCATTGTTTAAAATGTTAGCCGCTTTGACCTGCTTAGTGTACGCCATAGCGCGAGCCAGTGCTTTAGTATAACGAGACGATAGTGAATCGTATAAGTTATCCTCAATAGCTTCCTCAGTAATAGAGAAACCCATCGCCACTGTTTCGTGTGTGTAGCGTGCAGTGAAAGCTTCTTGAGCATTGTCATACTCGATAGAAGCGCCTTCTGACTTAGTTGGTGCAGCACCAAAGCCAGATAGTTTTGTTTCTTCCTCAAAAGAACGATCTGATGATTCAGTTTCAAAAATTTCGGCATGTTCTTCACCGTATTTTGCATATTCCAAACCGAACAATGCGTTCAATCCGGGTAACAGTTCTTTAAGTAACTGTGCGCGTGAAATAGCCATAGATTATTCTCCTACGATGCCTGTACCGAATTGGTGGTACGGTGAGTTAATTTTTACTAATACGTCAGTAAAAGCATCGCCAATAGCAGACCCCGGTTTTGTAACAAAACCAACAACTTTAAACGACTTAGTTGCCGTAGCAGTAGTAGCGTCAAGTTGTATGTTAGATTTACCAGTAGTAGTGTTTACTGAAGTAGTAGCATGTTGTGCGCCAGTTAGCGGTGCGTTATGCCCCAATGCAGCTTGAGCGATTGCTCCGTCTGCTTGTACTTGGAAAGTAACACTTGGATCAGTTACAACGTAAGCTGTAGCGTTAGCTGTCCCTGAAGGGTAATGCTGAGAAAAAATTAATTGGCCTTGAGCATTAATAAACTCACAGCCAACAAACACTCCTAAAGCACCGATAGCGTTACCAGCAAGGTTATTAGCACCTGCATCAGCGCCTGTACCAGAAGCTAATTGCACGAATCCTGCATTGATCTCAACAACAGAGCCATAGCCGATGTTTTGAGCCACACCTGCAGGAGTAATTAAAAACGAATCTTGAGCGCCAGCATAAGGCATACCGTCAGATCGTTTTACGGGTATAAACCCATATCCTGAACTTGTAGTAGACATGATATATGTATCCTATATAGATTAAATTTAAGTTCCTTTGCCGAATGTTACTTTGGTCTTGCGATCATTGAACAACGGCATTCGAGGGTCATTCTCACGCATTAGGTTGTTATCAACAGAACTCATTTGACCATCAGTCTGTTGTTGGAAATAGCTGTTTCTTTCATCAACCATTTCTGTCGGCGCTTTGCAGAGTAATAAACCACCTATAACTACGTTATCTCTAAAACGTTCTTGTTCTACAGTAACCATAGAAATTTCTGGGTGATCTTCAGCTCTTACAGGCGTCCAACCTTCGCGTAACTTTGACGAGACATTGGTAGCGTCTACTTGGCCTTGGTTACTTACTCGAATCCACCTAAAGCTGTATCCATCTTGGGGCGTAGGAGACGGTAAAGTCTCTGGGCGTGTCCAAGCTTTCTTACGTACGGTTTTTTCGCGTTTTTCTAATTCGCGGTCTATGCGATTCTCAGCCATTTGCTTTCCTCATATCTATTGCAACCTGTTTGGCGTATTGTTCGGGTGTCAACCCCAACTTCTTAGCGATTTGTACCTGAGTGCGTGTCAACGTCACTTTCCGTGCTGCTTGGCTCCGCGTTGCGGGGGCAACCACTTGGGTCTTCTTTCGCTTCGGTTCAGCATCCTCGAAGTTTTCGGGGAATACTTGACGCATACGAGAGTTAATAGTCTCGTAGTATTCATCACTTTGCGGGCTTATGCCCTGTTTGACAAGTTTATTATGCAACCCCAGCGCTAAACTCGTCATTTCGTCGTCGCTTCCAAACCACGTATTAGCTTTTTGCCAATCTGCAGCTCGGTCATCAACTTGTACTGCCGGAGCGGGTTGTTCTGTTTCTACTTGTACAGGGGTTTCTGGTTCCTGTAAAGATGGTAATTTGAAGTTTGCTAGTCTATCGGACTTTAACTTAGCATTGGTTAACTTTTCTTGTGCATCCAATACTGCGTCAGAGTCACCAGATTCATACGCTGCTTTGTATTCGCGTTTGGCATTTTCTGACTCAATAGAAGCATTTTTCTTAGCTTGTTCAAGTAATGCTGTCTGGTTCTTGTTTACATTACCCTTTAGCTTCTTATTTTCTTCCATAAGTTGCTGGGTAACGCGCTCAAGTTCTTGACTTTGGCGATAAGCTTCTTCTTTAGCCCTACGCTCGTCGTGGTAACCTTTGCTAAAATGCTGGATACGTTTACGAACCTTGTCAGAGTAATCTTCAAGTTCTTCATCCGTAACATCTGTCGGAGGCTCTGAAGCCTTACGGTTACGATCTGCTTTAGGTGTGTCATCTACAACCTCCACTTCAAAGTCGTCTTCAAGAGCTTCTTCAACTTTTTCCTTAGCTTTTGGCTCAGGAGTCTCTTCTGCTTCCATGAAGTCTTCTTTAGTTTTTTTGCCGGAGATATCAATTTCAACAGAACCAGAATCTTCAATCTCTAGTTTGTTGTCCTCTGGCTCCGGAAATTCAAATTCTACTTTTTGAAATGCCATGTTTATGCCCTCTGAATGCCGGATGGATCGTCTACAATTGCTTCGATTGAATCATCGTTCATAAGACGATACTCAACTCCACCTATTGTAAAACGCGTTCCTGAGTTCATACGAAACATGACGAAATCACCTTCCTTACACCAAGGTCCGGTGGGGAAACGTTCTTCATCAGAGTACGCTTGATCACCCATATCCACAACAAGCCCTATAATAGACATGATATGATCTTGAGTTTTAGCTGTTTCCGTTTTCAGGATTGATGTCCCTGCTACGGTCTCTTCGGGTTGTGGTAGTGCTACCAACACGCGGTATCCCACGGGTTTAGGTAATTGTAGTTCTAAGTCAGCATCGCTGATTTTAACTGCTTCTTCAGTCATCATCGTTTTCCATATAGTTTTTCGCAAGGTCTTCAATGTAAGATTTGCTGGACTCGAGACCTCGAATTAGTCCAACAACTTCCCTATAGTTCGCATAGTCTTTAGGCGAACCGCCGGTTAGGAAACTTTGTGCAGAGGAAATTTCCTCGTTTATTTTCTTTGTAAGTACGTCGAAAACAGTATTAGCCATACTTAATTTTTACCTTCTGGTTTTTGTTTTGTTTGTGCCATACGCGCCATCTCAATATCAATCTTAGCGTTAGACGTACGCCTGTCAGATGCCATCTTAATACCATCTTTCTGAGCGCTTAATTTAAGTTCTTCTTCATCAAGACGAATTTTCTCTGCAGCGAGAGTAGCATCCGCTTTAATTTTCTGAGACTTCAACTGTAGTTCCGCTTGTTTGATCTGCTGATCTGCTTGGTCGTTAGCGGCTTTGCGTTGCTCTTCAGCTTGTTTAATCTGCAGCTCTGCCTGTTTCATCTGTATGATTGGGTCTTGCTGTTGCTGTTGAGCTTTCTGCTGCGCGGCTTGTTTCTGGTTAGCCTGCGTAAGTTGCTTGCCTGCGTCTGCAACCAGACGTGACAGTTGTACTTCCATATCCTCATCCATCTCCTCGTTTGGAGCGGGTAGCTCTACACCAAGCTTTTCTTCTATCTTAGTGCGGTATGCGAACCCTAAGTGTTCGGCAATGTGCGCCTGTAGCGAGGCCATGATTTGTTTGGCCTGTGGGTTCTGTCCGATCATCTGAGCCATCATAGGGTCTTGCATAAACGATGTATGCGTAGCGATGTGCGCCTCATGGTCTTGATAGATAAACGCTTTCATAGGCTTGCCTATTAGGGCATCCATGTTCTCGCTTATCGGATCGGTTGGTTTTGCGTCGTCCTTAGTTGGGACGAGTTTATCGGCGTTCTTCACGCCTAATACTTCTATCATCTGGCGATGTAGCTGTGGTAGGTCATATATCTGTGGTGCTTGCGCTGACATCTGTAACACAGTCTGATACTGTACTACACGTTGTGCCATAGTCGAGTTATTAGGGTCACTGACAGGGATCACGTCCACCATCATGTAATCAGCCCTCTTAGCGCTTACCTCGCCTCTAGTGGGTATATAAGCGTAGTCTTCAGGTGCATACTCCGCCATGATAGCTTTGAGTAATTTAAACTCTTGCTTCATCGCATAGTGTACGCGTGCTTGCACAGCAGCCATTGGTTTAAGTGTGCGTTCTAGTAGAGCTAGCGTAGTGCCTACAGGAGCGTTAGCAGACATGTCAGAGATGTCCATATCGCTTATAGCGCCTAGCCGTCGTCCTTCAGTAGTAATCTGGTTGAGGAGCGCTAGGAGCGTCTGTGAAGGCTCTTTGTAAGGTAGAGGCATGATGTTGTCACGGATTGACCCTGACGGTACGTCTACGTCCTTAAATTCGCCCGGCTCTATAGGTGTGTCATCTCCCTTGATACGCAATCCACGGGACTTTAGCCCTCCCGGGAGATTAGAGAGTGTACCCGCGTCTACGAGTTGTCGTATCAAGGAAGTACCGGCACGGGCGTACCCGCCGATAATATGTATCAGGCCAAGTCCATAGAACCCAAATCCCGGTACATAATTGTAGTGGACGAAGTGCTGACGTTTGAGTGTGAGAGGGTCACCCTCCTCGTAGTTTCTACGGACTGCCAGCACTTCACCACTTCCACGCTCAATAGTGACTACGTATGGTCGAGCAATACCATCGTCGTCATCAATACCCTCAATAAGAAGGTCAGCGTGTATTTCGTAGATAGCATAGCGGTCATCATCAGTGAGCGAATAGCCCCCTTCTTCCGCTTTCTTCTCTTCGATGTCTGTGTGGTAAGGCTCTGGCTCTCCAAGGTCTATATCTCTATAGAACTCTGCGGCCTGTAGCTTCTTCAATTCATTCTTAGTCTTACGCATTATGTGTGTTACACGTTCTGCGGCTTCAATATTCGATGCACCATAAGGCACAATCACGTCTTCTGCTGAGATATAAATAGCAGCTTGACGACCTAAATTAGGGTCAAAGTACACCTTTTTAAACGCAGAACCTGCTAAACCAAGGCTATACAGCATCCGTTCATGTTCTGGTCGGTACTCAACCATGTTTTCAGTCAATTCGTAGTTCATATCTGCCATAACACGGGCAGCAGCTTCGTCTTTTTCCTTAGTTTCTATACCAAGTATCTTAGTTTTTACTGGCCCAGCGGCTGGCATAGTCTCACTCATGGTCTCAGCTTGGAATCTTATGGCGGCTTCAGCTAAAACAGTAGAGTTTACGCCACATGCGCCTTCCCAAGGCTCTGTACGTTGCTCATATTTAAAGCCTAATACGTCTAAACCCTTAACAAACGTGTCTGCCCAGTCCTTACGCGCTTCAATATCAGCCTTAACTTGCCCAACAAGCTCACCTGACAGCTCATCAAGGTCGTCTTCACTCATCATTTCGGCTAGGTTACCCCCGAACTCAGTGAAATCACCTTCCGTTCCGGGCATTATGGTTATCTCCATGCTCCCATCGGACAAAGTTACTGACTCAGGATCAACAATCTCGATCTCCATTTCGGGGATTTCCATCTCCTCTATGCCCTCAAGGTCGCCTTCTAAGTCTTTTAGCCCCATTGGAGCTGCGTATAGTCCTTTTTCAATAGCCATTGCTAACCCTTTTAATAATACCCGCCTCGGCGTTGTTTAAAGAACCGCTCATCTTCTGGTTCGTCACTAGGTAGTCTAATAAACCCGCCCTGCCTAAAACGCATTAACGCCATAACTGTAGAGTCCACAAGGTCATCGTTACTCATAAACGGAAATCCTGCAATCTCTTCAACCACTTCTTCGGCCCACCGTGTCTCTGGCACCCAGCAAATCCCAGATGCTACTATATCTGCAACGGAGTTAAGTCTGGCTAACTTATCTCCTGACCCCCTATGTGGTGTATACTCGGATACTGGTAAGCCCATACGTCGCATCTCTTGATACAAGGCTACACCAGAACTTTTCTTCTCCACAATAAACGAATCAGGTTCCCAGTCGTGGTACTCTTCCATCGCTAAAGCTTTTAGTTCTGGGAACTCTATACGCTGTTTTATGCTATTTAACAATATAATATTGTAAGCACTTGTCTCTTCGTTCAAGAAAACACCCCAAGTGGTAAGCGCTGTATAGTCCGCACGGTTATGTTTCTCGGCTGCAGCGTCAAGTGACATGATGATATACTCACACGACGGTGGGTTTTCTTTAGTCCACTTGTTCCACCACTCCCGCTTGACCATAGCGGCCTCTTCGGTAGTGGGTTTCTGTTGGTATTGTGAGTTCCATTGGAACACGGGCATTGACGCTTTGGTGCGTAGTAGAGCTTCTAGGTCAAAGAACTCAGGCCACAGAGGTTTCTGCACCATTTTCTTAGTTTTCTTGTCTTCTATGTCTAGTATTGCAGGGAACTCTACCACATTATACTGGTCAGCTCGCTCATTTTTGCCCATATCACGCACCACTCGACCAGTTAGATCGTCTAAATGCCAACGTGTCTGTATGATCGCAACGCGACCCCCCGGCATCAGACGTGTACGCGCACCGAATGTAAACCACTCGTAGGCTTTTTCAAAGACAGAAAAGTTCCCGTTGATAACATCTTGTTCAGAATGTGGGTCGTCGACCAACAATAAGTCAGCGCCACGCCCAGCCAAAGCAGAACCAATACCACACGCATAATATTCTCCACCGACATTTGTATTCCACCTCCCTGCTGATTTACTATCTTGTGCTAATTTTACTGTAGGAAATATAGATCGATACGCATCTAAAGCAATTAAGTTACGTACTTTACGCCCAAAATCCACCGCGAGGTCTGTCGTGTGAGAGACCATCATAACCTTCTTGTCTGGGTTTCTACCTAAGAACCATGCTGGAAAGAAGATAGACACAAGCTGTGACTTACCATGTCGTGGTGGAATGTTGACACATATACGGTCTTCATCTCCAGATTCAATTGACATAAGCATATCTGCAAGGATTCTGTGGTGCTTTCCTACTATAAACTCCGGCATCATCAACTTGCAAAACTCTATTAGGTCATCATATGCACCCTTGTTTACCGCTCTGACGTTGAGTTCATCAACCATACGGTCAATTTCAGCTACTTCTTCCTCACTAAACGAGTCTAAGTTGGCCAACATGACCTCAATCTCAGCTTCATCAAAGGCAAGAGCGTCAATCGTCATCGTCAAACCCAAACTCTTCGTTAATATCTATGGCATTCGGGGTCAAAACTACTGCATCTTCTATCTCAGGCTCTGGATTTACCAATTTTGCAAGCTTGCTACGTAGTTTTTCTTTAATATCATCAGTGGTTTGGTGTGTAATCGTTACTTCGGACTTCTCTGTGAACAATCCTACGTCTGAAATCTTACCTAGAAGCTCTAATGCACGCATACGTACACGAGGATCAGGGTTTTCGGTCTCCATGACGAGCTTGTTGGTCACTAAATTACGTAATTGCTTCGAAGATTCTACCACAGAGTGGTTAAATTCATCAATTATAGCACCTGTCATCTTAATAGAAGGGGGTGTTAGCTTTGCTGCACGCTTGTGTGTCACTTTTCGGGACGTTTTGTCGGGTTCTTGTGCGAATGCAGTGGCTAAAATAGCGGCGACTTCCTTATCCTCCTCATCAGGAGTGGTGTCTAGCCCATGTTTCTCTAGTTCTTCGACAGTTTTAGCCATTGCAACTGCACGATCTGGCAGATGTAACTGTTTTACTTCATCTTCTAAAGGTACACCCATCTCTGGGGCAAGATTCATTGTCATAACACATCGCAGGTTGTTAACCGGTAACGCAATAATAGGGTACAAAAAATTTTTTATCAAGAGTTTTTAAAAAGGGGTGGGGGGGTTTTCAAAAAATACCGATTTATTCGTTTGGATTAGTATTACATAGACAAGTGGGACTCCTATCTGACAGCGCGGGGGGTGGGGGGCGTGTACCCTTTGAGATACCTAGATTTAGGGACGTCCCTAAATGGTATATAGTGGTATATGGTGGTAAACCTTGCGGTTCTATCTATTGTAAACCTCACATGTACGTGTCATAAGTAATGTATTGAAGCGGCCAACAATGGCAATAAGACTTCGATAAATGAAAGGACATTCACATGTCAAATGTTACTATCGCAAAGACTACACTTAAAACTATCAAGGACGCATTCATAGGCCTTGATGAAAAGACCGCCAAGGCAAAGCAAGAGTTTGCCAAGGACATGGACAAGGTGGCCAAGGTTATGAAATGGACGGACGCGGTATCACCGACTAAGGCCAATGTGGCCAATGGTAAATCCACCGCTACTGTAGACACCTACGGCCAGCTAAAGACCATGTTTAAAGAGGTGTTGATAGCACGCAAGCTAGCGCATACATCTACTGATATAGGTAGTAAGATCAAGGATTTAAAGAATGCCTTGATGCGTCGCAAAGCTCCAGAGTTATATGCGCTTACCAATGGTGACATGTCAAAGATCGACAATGTATCAGTAGACGGCAAGGCCACAATGAAAGAAAAGGCAGAGCAGACGCCTATTGAGAAGGCAGAGAATATGGTCAAAAATCTCAAGAGTTTCCTTGAGAAAAATCAGACCGAGCTTGGTGACAACTACAAGACAATGCACCGCGCTACTCTGCAAATGATGGCAGACTGTAAGATCAAAATATAAAACTACTCGGTCACTCCTTAATTGGAGTGGCCATTTTTTTATGCCTAATGATACCAGTTAATGGTTCGCGTCGCGCATCAGGTGTTGCATACTACAACGCATTGTGCTACAAACACACCACATTGCATACCACTGCTCTACTAGGCTCGCTTCGGCGAGTCTTTTTTTGTTTAGGGAACTCCCTAAATGATTTGATACCAGTAAGTAGTTCGCGTCGCGCCTCACCACAGACACGCGTGTTCCAAGGGGGTTAGCCTACCCCTAGGCAATTTAGGGAACTCCCTAAAACATCTCGATACCAGTAAGACTATAGCGCCGCGCATACGTGACCTGCTAACCTATTGATTTTAAAAGAAAGTTCCAAAAGTTCCAAAGAAGTTCCAAGCATTTCGGGCATAAGTCATTGATTTTAAAAGAAAGTTCCAAAGTTCCATTAATATTTATATATATATACTTCAGTAAAAACACTAGGAGAAGACCCCCCTCGGCTCCTGACACTCGCTCTCAGATTTAGACATATACCTTTGGAACTTTGGAACTTTGGAACTTTCTTTTGTTTTCAAGGGGTTACACAGGTACACGTTGGGACTTACAACGTTTACACCCCAAACGATTTATTCTACCACGTATTGACATTTCCCGATACTTATGTTAGATTGGTTGTATCAATGGCGCTATTGCTATCGATTATACGGCAACCATTTAGGGAACTCCCTAAATCAAACGAAAGGTTTATTATGCGAAACAATACTTGTTCAATGTGTGACAGTGAGTTTTCTCAACGTCGCGCTTCACTAGGTTACAACGTATGCCTAGACTGTGGTGACTATCAAGCCAGAAGCCAACGTGCAAACTGGTGCGTAGTACCGCTTCCCAAACAAGGCTATACACTAGCCACTCGCAAAGATGATCTATTACATCTTAATCAAAAACAAAGATAGGAGGTAACTAATGCAGTTCGAAAACTACAGTGTAGTGAAATGCCCTATGGGTATAGCTATCAAACCTAACAATGGTGACAGCGAGTTGGAAGTAACCTTAACTATAGAAAATGATACTCTATGTGTAACTCTACACGCACCCGATCTCAGTGGTGGTGATTGGTGTGAACCTGTCGGCGAAATAAAACATCCAATGAAATACGATGAGGTTCAAAAAAACTATTATTAATCAAAAAAAAAGATAACCCCAACCATTTAGGGAACTCCCTAAATCCAAATGAAAGTAAATACTATGACACAACAAAATGCACAGATCGATATTGAAGACTATATCGCAGACTCTTATCTCTCAAACTCAATGGGTGGTGGCAAAGCAGAACTTCTTATTGATCACCCTAAAGCAGTTAACATTCTGTTCCCCGAAGAGCCTGAGATACCAAGTATCGCTCACGCGGCTGTACTTGTAAGGTTTCGCGCAACATCATGGGCGGCACGTTTGAAAGATAAGCAAGCCACACGTAACGCTGAGATAGCCAGTAACGCTTCTCGCGGCGCCGCTAACTTAACAAAGAATTTACTTGTTAACTGTGACGAGCTACGAGCTATTCATAAATTCATCACCAACGTACGTGACATACACCGATCTATGAGTATGACATGGAGTGATGGTGGTGAACGTCTCGTACCTACGCTACAGTATCCCAAATGGTTAGAGACTATGACCGCGTTGCAAGATGAGTTCTATGTCTTAGTTGATAACTTCATGGCGGTATATGATTGGCAAGCCATAGATACGCAAGCCAAACTCGGAGCTATGTTTAACCCTGCTGAGTACCCAAGCGCAAGTGAAGTACGCGCCAAGTTTAGCTTTCAGTTGTCCTATGACATGCTTGCAGATGGTGGCAACACAGGTGATTGGCGTCTCGACCTACCACATGAACAGATGTCTGGACTACGCAAAAGCGCCCGTGAGGGTTACTTCAACAACATCAAACGTGCGATGGACAGTGTATGGCACAGGACACATGAAACCCTGACTACACTTGTGCGTCAGCTAGATGTCAATGAAGAGGGCAAAGGCAATAAGCTTTATGACTCTGTGTTTGACCGCGCTGTTGAATTGGTAGCTATGATGGGTACATGCAACGTGACAGGTGACAGCCAGATGGAAGCAATGCGTCGAAAGCTAGAAGACACGCTTCATGGTCTAAACCTAGATCAAATCAAGAACTCACCAACGCTACGTGAAAACACACGGGCAGAACTGAGCGCGGCAATCGCGGCGTTACCAAGTTTGGATATGTAATGATTAAAGAACTACTCGGGGCGGCGTGTATATTCGCTATGTTATACGCCGCACTATTTATTGCCCACGGCTTCGGCCACTAACTTAAACATTTAGGGAACTCCCTAAATAACAAATGGAGAATACACTATGAACGATGCAAAACAGATGTACGCACTAAGCCCAGAGCAGGTTGTTGATGCAATCAATAGCCAACTACATGTGGATGAGGACGATAAGAACACAGTTATCGTTGAGGGTCACATGGGTAGCGGCAAATCTTCGATACTCAAAACACTGGACGCGCAGTTACCAAAACACAAAGCAATCTACTTTGATTGCACAACCAAGGCAGACGCAGGTGACCTGATGATGCCCAAGTTCAAAGACCTAGAAGGTAACGACTATGTGACCTTTGCCACTAACGAGGAGCTAGGTGTACACATCAAAGATCAACCACTCATTATTATGATAGACGAGGTGGGTAAGAACAAGAGCTTACAGAACCCACTCAACCGTTTGTTCCAAGAGCGTATGATCGGTATGAACAAGCTACACCCTGACACGCTAGTGTTTGCTACAACTAACATTGGCGCAGAAGGTGTCGGTGATATGTTCATGCCACACACATGTAACCGCGTTACGTTTGTGCGTATGCGTAAACCTAACAACATGGAGTGGATTGAGTGGGGTATCAACAACGATATTGATCCTGTCATGCTTGGTTGGTGTAAGGACAATCCACAGTTGTTTGCATCGTTCGAAGATGTGAAAGACCCGTCCGAGAACCCGTGGATATTTCACCCCAAAGAGTTTAGACGTTCGTTCTTTACACCGCGCTCTGGTCACAAAGCATCTAACTGGCTAAAACAACGCCACCTCTTTGATGATCAGACACTCACGGCTACGTTGATGGGTACTATCGGTGATCGCGGTGCGATGGACTTGATGGCGTTTGTAAAACTGGCTGACCAACTACCAAGCTTACAGTCTATCAAAGATGATCCGATGAACGCTGTTGTTCCTAAGAGTGCCGCCGCTGTGTGTATGGTTGTGTATCGTACACTTGCCGCGTTGGAAAGTACGTGGGTCAATGCGTGGATGGATTACATGCCTCGCCTCGATAC